GGCATCCTCCCGGCGTTGGCAATGCTTCGCTCTGCAATCTGCAATGCGCTCATTTCCATCGAGAAAATCAACACTCCGCGCCGGACGTCAGAACCAGGAATAACGCGGCTTGCAACGCCTTCGGCAATCTTCAGCGCCAGTTCGGTTTTCCCCATACCAGGACGAGCAGCGATTATCACAAGGTCTTCCGCGTTCATCCCTCCGGTGATGGCATCAAGTTCTTCGATTCCGGTCTTCAGGGTATCGGACTCTTCTCCGTTCCTCAGACGCCTGTCAAGCGTGTCAGTGTAGTCGGTGATGATTTCCCCTAACCGTACAGGTTTAACCTCGTCACGTGGCTTTCTGATGGCTGAAAGACGCTTTACAAGTTCATCCATCGCCTGACTCGATGCGTCGATGGTTCCGCTCTGAATTGGTTCACGCATTTCATCCATGATTTCCAGCACCAGACGGCGGTGATAGTTATCCGCGACCATTCCGGCATATCCCTTCAGGTTTGCGGCACTCGGGCAGTTTTTGCTGGTCATCAGGATTGACGTGAAATGCTCCTCTCCGCACGCCTCGGCAACCATCAGCGCGTCGATTAGGTTTCTGTTTCTCGCCTGCTTGCGGATAACCTCGAAGGCTTTCCGGTAGAGCGGAATTGAAAACGCTTCCGGCTCCAGTGTTGCAAGAACGTCACTGGCAGTTGGTGTTAATCCACCAATCAGCAGGCCACCGATAACGCTCGCTTCGATATCCTGTCTCATGCAATCCCCCTGTCTGCAAACTTCCCTTCCCGAACTCCCGTTAACGAATCCTCCCTCAGCAGGTAATCAAAATCTGCCGTCCAGCCCGTGTCGTTGTCTCCGAAGTAAAACGGCTTGGCCTGATGCACAAACGCCCTGACATACGCTCTGAAACCGTCCACGTTTGGCGTTTTCAGTTGCGGGATGATTTTCTTCAGGCGGCGTTTGCGTTTCTCGTTGACCGCAACAGCGTGTGGAAGCCTGTCACCGACTTCGGTGTTGTAGGCGTTCAGGAAGGATTCGTAGTCGATTCGTTCTGCCTTGCGACGTTCAGGTTTAACCTGCCCATCGCCGCCCCCGTTAGGGGGTAAGGGGGTATTTGTATTTATTGTCTTTTGTATATTGTCTTTTGTGTTTAGCTGACTTGGCTTATACCCATTAGCCGACTTGGCTAATGTTTTATTAGCTGTTTTAGCTAATGTTAAGCTGCCCTGGCTAATCCACTGAGAAACCACCTTGTTCACTCCGATTTTCACGCCATCAGCAATGAGGAATTTACGCTCAATAAGCTGGCGCTTGGCAGCGCAAACATGAGTGTGATGAATACCTGTCATGGCTGCTATCTGCGTGTTTGTGAGTCGATCCATCGGCTTATTGAATCCGTATGTCTTGCGCATGATAGCGAGCATCACCTTCAACTGCCGGACGGTTAAATCAGCCATCAGCAGACTGTCGGTAATCTCGTTAGCAACGCGCATGAAACCATCTTCGGTATCTGCCACGCGATGCTCCACGACCTCAAGTTGAGGCCTGTAATCAGCTAACTTAACGACGCCCATGTTTCACTCCTGCTTTGGCTAGTCTGTAAACACCAACAAGGCGCTCTGCGAACGCCCTGTTATTTGCTGCGGCTACCACTAATCCCTCAGGTGAATCAGGGTGTCGAATCTCTTCTTTTTCCTGGTATTTCTTACGACGTTTTGTCATAATGACTCCTGTGGATTGATCCAGTAATTCCCTCAGAATTGCATATCAATTTGCTTAGAGTCCCCGGCGGCCACCGGGGATTTTTTCTTTGTGATTTCATCAAGCGCATACTTAAAAGCCCTGCTAATCGGACTGATGTCTGATGCCATTCCGAAAGCACACAAGACCGAAGCAATAAATCTCCAGTCCGTTCTGCTTATCTTCGATTCATGACAGCCAATCATCTTTGCCAGACCGCGCTGGGTAAGCGTTGACAGGTTGATGAGTAAATCAGTTTCAGCGCGATCAATTTCTCGCTGTGTTGGCTTGCTGTAGCTTGCTTGTGCCATTTGTTAATTTTCCTATATTGATATTGAGTTATAGCGGCACACCCAATGGATTTGCCGCTGATGTTTGCTCACCCGGTTAGAGGTGAAAGGCCAGAACGGTTAAAGAGCAATTTGCTTATGCCGCTTGGCGGTAAGCACTTTCTTGATACTTCAGGGCGCCAGCTGTAACGATTTCCAATCGATAGGCGTCTTTCTCTGGGATAACTTCTTTCCACTGAGAGACTGCTGCATCGCTAATGCCTAGTGCTTTAGCAACAGCACGCTGGGTTCCGAAGTGGTCAATAACATCTTTTTTGTACATAGACTCGCTCCGAAATTAAAGAACACTTAAATTATCCACCAAAGGAATCTTAAGTCAAGTTTATTTAAGATGTCTTAACTATGAATACACAACTGATGGGTGAGCGTATTCGCGCTCGCAGAAAAGAACTCAAGATTAGGCAGGCTGCCCTTGGCAAGATGGTTGGCGTGTCTAATGTTGCTATTTCCCAATGGGAGCGATCTGAAACTGAGCCCAATGGCGAAAACCTATTGGCCTTAGCCAAGGCTTTGCAGTGCTCCCCTGATTACCTGTTGAAAGGAGAGGATAGTCTTTCAAACATTGCCTATCACAGCAGGCATGATCCAAGAGGTTCGTATCCTCTAATTAGTTGGGTAAGCGCAGGATGTTGGATGGAAGCTGTAGAGCCATATCATAGGCGTGCAATAGATAACTGGTACGACACAACGGTAGATTGTTCTGAAGACTCTTTTTGGCTCGACGTTAAAGGCGATTCAATGACTGCCCCGGCAGGACTGAGTATTCCTGAGGGGATGATTATTCTCGTCGACCCAGAAGTCGAACCACGTAATGGAAAGCTGGTAGTCGCCAAACTTGAAGGAGAAAACGAGGCGACATTCAAAAAGTTAGTTATTGATGCCGGTAGAAAATTCCTGAAACCACTCAATCCACAATACCCAATGATTGAAATCAATGGGAACTGTAAAATCATTGGCGTTGTCGTTGATGCCAAGCTAGCAAACCTTCCTTAAGGGGCTTTCGCCCCTTTTTTATTTCCCGTTAAAAATCAAAGACAAACTAAATTCACGTCCATAAAATTAAGTTTTCTTCAAAAATGCACTTGACCAATAAATTAAGAAGTCTTAAATTTAAGCCATCAGCAGGACGCTGGAAGCCAAACGGAACAGATTGGCAGGCTCTTTAACATCGACGGACTCTCAACCTAACCGTTGAGACCAGAACTTGAGTGGTTTTGGGGATGGCGCGAATTGCAGCTGCAAGACAGCGATCGAGAAGATAAGCACCTCGACGCGTCATGCGCCAAAGCCACTTAAAGGAGACCATCATGGTAACCATTGTCTGGAAAGAATCCAAAGGTACGGCAAAAAGCCGCTACAAAGCTCGCAGAGCAGAACTTATTGCCGAGCGACGCAGTAATGAAGCACTGGCGCGAAAAATTGCGCTAAAGCTCTCTGGTTGCGTCAGAGCAGACAAAGCAGCATCACTAGGAAGCCTTTGCTGCAAGAAGGCAGATGAATGCAGTGGAAGTATTTGCCTGCCAAACGTAGCTATTTACGCGGCAGGCTACCGGAAATCAAAACAACTGACGGCGAGATGATAAATTAATTTGCTAATTACTTGTTTTTGCCGTGCTTATCCTGAGCGATAAGTTCATCCATAAGACTGTCTTTCTTCCCAGCAAACCTAATGTAGCACTCATTTCTATAGCGTTCTGGGATAACAAAACGGTCGATTTCAGGATATCCAGTAGCAGAAGGTATCCGAATAAGAAGCCCTTTTTCGAGCAATGAGATTGCTTCAGGGCTTCCCTTTTCCGTTTGTAGCTGGTTATTAGCGACTACAGCGAGTGCCAAATACGCTCTTTCTCCAAGAGTTAACGAATCAAACAAATCTTGCACGTATTTCTCTTCTTTAGATTTGCGCTTCTGAGCAGCGAATACCTCAATTCTTTCAGTCACAGCGTGATAAGCGGAATTAACAACGCCGTTAAGCACATAGCTAACGCAAAACAACAGGATGTAATACATCCAGTAATGAGGAAGGATTTCTGGATTATGCAGGTTTATCCATTCTTTTACGCTTACCGGCATAACAATAATCAATATGATCAGGATGATTAGCATATGAATCAACTGTTTAAGTGTCATTCCTTGCAGGAAAAAATGCATTAGTTCCTGCCACCATGAGTTGTTCATCGGCGTTTCTCTTTTGCTCTCTGTAGGGGTGAATAGAGTTTATCCGATTTCTCGCTGTAGGGGTACACGAGAACCACCGAGCCTGATGTGGTTAAAAGACAGGCATACGAATAAACACTGCACTGTGTATTCATTCCAACGAGTGAATACACGGAGCAATGTCGCTCGTAACTAAACAGGAGCCGACTTGTTCTGATTATTGGAAATCTTCTTTGCCCTCCAATGTGAGGGCGATTTTTTATCTGTGAGGATATGAACAGATGTCAAACATCAAAAAATACATCATTGATTACGACTGGAAAGCATCAATAGAAATTGAAATCGACCATGACGTAATGACAGAGGAAAAACTTCACCAGATTAATAATTTCTGGTCAGACTCTGAATACCGACTCAATAAACACGGCTCTGTATTAAATGCTGTATTAATCATGCTGGCGCAACATGCTCTGCTTATAGCAATTTCAAGCGACTTAAATGCATATGGTGTTGTGTGTGAGTTCGACTGGAATGATGGAAATGGTCAGGAAGGATGGCCTCCAATGGATGGTAGCGAAGGAATAAGAATTACCGATATCGATACATCAGGAATATTTGATTCAGATGATATGACTATCAAAGCCGTCTGAGCGCGGCGTTACCGCATACCAATAACGCTTCTCTCGAGGCGTTTTTCGTTATGTATAAATAAGGAGCACACCATGCAATATGCCATTGCAGGGTGGCCTGTTGCTGGCTGCCCTTCCGAA